CATTTTTACCTTGCATTCTTAAACCCATCATCATTGAGTTCCATTTTCTACTAACTTTTAATTGAGTAGATTTCATAGAAATCAAAGCCGTTTCTGGATTTTTATCTAAGATCAATACAAAGTGATTAGCAGTATTATCAAGATAATTACCATTAGGTAATCGATCCTTATAATCTTTTCCTCTTGTTGTTTGGCTAATGATATCACTATCTGCCTCGTGAATCGCAACAGGTGCACCATTACTAGTGCCTCTGTCTTGCCACTCTATGTATTGTCTTTTGTAATGACATGGCACAACATTTATACTGTCATACAATGCATTGGTAACGGTGTTTATTATTTTACCTGGTACCGCACCCTCAACATATTTACCATCTCTTTGATTTACCTCTGGAGATAGTTGTCCCAAAATTTTTAAGAAAGGTAACGCAAGATCGTCTTGCGATATATTTTGAGAACCTTGGTTTGCATCAGCTTCAAAATTTACTGTTGCCAATGCGCCTTCTTTTTTATTTGCTACTTGGTTCATGTTTATTTGTTCCTTTTTATTGTTGTTTTATTCTCCGAATATATTCCGAAGATTTCCGTTGGCATTTCCTTACCCGCCTCAATACGCTCACGGACTAGCGCTTTCAGAGTCATGGGCTCAACCTTCATTTTTTGTGTAGGTTGAAACCCATTACTCTTCGCAAGTTCAGCATAATCAGCTGCCTTGTTATCCTCGCCAGAGCCAAAGGATACGGATATCTCGTTTTTGATTATATCCCCTAACCCATTTGTACGAAGCCAGTTATACGCCGTCTCTTCCATAGCTTTACTTATGTGAGCTTTATACGACGTAGAAACCTTTAAATGAGATCCATCATGAAGTTTTAATTCTGCTAAACCCATCTCGGACATCATAGTTGGTATGATATCACCTGAAACTTTTTGTATTTCTGCTTTTGTGCTTTTCATACTTTCTTCTTGATTTTGTAATTTTTTATTTAAAGATTCTAACTTTTCAACTTGATCCGCTAATGAATGTATATTTGTCGTTTTTTTCATTGCATCTTGTTGATCTGCCTCAAAATCAGGCATTTTTATTTTTTGTTTAATCGCCATCTATTTCTCCTTTCTCGTATAAGTTGATTTTAATAGGATAATATCTTCTTTCTTGTTTATCCCATTTTAATAAATTGTATTTACCGTTTGTAATGTCAGAAACAATAGAGCATGCTACTCCTATTATTGCTGGGTCTCCTGTTAATAATAAATGATCTCCCTCTTTAAAATCTTTCAAACCTTTTCTCAGTTTGTAAACTAAGGGTCCTGGAGAAAATATCATTTGAGAAAACTCTGGTAACACAAATCTAAAATCACCATAACGAGAGGCACCCATAATATTTATTTTTGGATTACCCGCTTGTGTTCCTGCTATTTCTTGTATTACATATACAAAAGATTTTTTTCCAACGACTTTTTTGTCATTTATAACTTTCATGATTTACAATATAACAATCCTATAATCTATGTCAACAGCATTTTAAAAAATAATTGTTGAATCCGAATCACCAAATTTACCTTTTGGTATGACATTAAATGCTAAAGAGTATCTGTCCATATTTGATTCGTTTTGCATTATTTTGTGTCTTAATTGACTAAAAAAAATAATCAAAAAATTATCTTCAATATTGATAGTCCATTCACCAGAGTTAAAAATATTATATTCTGTTGGTAGTGTATAAAATTGACTAATATTGTCATTAAAAAATTTTATATTAAAACCTGCATTACCTTTTGGATAGTAAACCCCACTCAACCATGAATTAGAGTGATTATGAGAATCAGAAAATGACTCTGGTTTAGCTTTAGTTAACCAAGAATTATATATTCTATAATTAACATCATTCAACTTAAGAACGTCTTTAATTGTTGAATTTAAGGCATTGTTTATCTCTGTATTAAGATCCTCATATTTTTTCAAAATATTTAAATCTTTACCAATAAAAACATTACCTCTACCAAAAGGTCTAAATTTTTCTTTTTTAAATTCTAAACTTAAATCTTTAGTTAGATTTAGTTTATATATAAATAGTGTATTTGCGCATATAGGCACAGTATATAGTAACTTCATTATTTTTTCTTTCCTACTTGACAAATCATATAATATCCTTTACTTAGTTGTCAACAGAAAGATGAATTATAAATTTAAAACAAAGCCATACAAGCATCAGTTGACTGCTTTAGAAAAGTCATGGAATAAAGAAACCTATGCCTATTTTATGGAGATGGGTACAGGTAAAACAAAAGTATTAATAGATAATATGTCCATGCTTTATGATAAAGGTAAGATAGATGGTGCTTTAATTATAGCTCCAAAAGGTGTTATCAAAACATGGTATGAGCAAGAGATACCAACACATTTACCTAATCATATTAATAATGTAACAGTTTTATGGCAACCTAATATGACTAAAAAATATCAAGAAAAATTAGATAGTTTATTTGAAGTAGGTCATGATTTGCATATTTTAATAATGAATGTAGAGGCTTTGTCTACTGATAAAGGTGTTAATTTTGCAACTAAATTCTTAAATTCACATAAAACATTAATGGCCATAGATGAGTCTACAACCATTAAAACACCATCTGCTAAAAGAACAAAAAATATTATTAATTTAGGTAAACATGCAAAATATAGAAGAATAATGACAGGCTCACCAATTACTAAAAATCCATTAGATTTATATAGTCAATGTGAGTTCCTTGATCCATGGTTGTTGAACTTTCAATCATTCTATGCTTTTCGTAATAGATATGCCGAAATGAAAACAATGCATTTAAAAGGTAGGTCTATTCAAGTTGTGGACTCATTTCAAAACCTAAGTGAGTTATCCGATAAAGTAAAAGGTTTTTCATATAGAGTATTGAAAGAAGATTGTTTAGATCTCCCACCAAAAAATTGGATTAAAAGACATATTGTATTATCAAAAGAACAAAGAAAAATTTATGATCAAATGAAGAAAGAAGCTATGGCTATATTAAATGGTAAAGTTACAACCACCATGACTGTGCTAACTCAGCTTATGCGATTACATCAAATTACATGCGGACATTTTACATCTGACGATGGTGGAGTGCAGCTAATACCAAGTAACAGAATAAATGAACTTATGGACATATTAGAAGAGATAGATGGTAAAGCCATAATATGGGCTAACTATCAAATGGATATTCGTCAAATAATACAAAACGTAGAGTCTAAATATAAAAAAGGATCTATTGTTGATTATTATGGACTTACACCTCAAGATCAAAGGCAAGATAATATACGTAAATTTCAGTCCGACCCTAAGTGTCGATTTATTGTTGGAACGCCTTCTACGGGTGGCTATGGGATAACTTTAACAGCTGCAAACACCGTAATTTACTATTCTAACGGATATGACCTAGAAAAACGTTTACAATCAGAAGACCGTGCACACCGTATAGGACAGAAAAAAAATGTAACTTATATAGATATTATTGCAGAAGATACTGTTGATGAAAAAATTGTAAAAGCTTTAAGAAACAAAATTAATATTGCATCTGAAGTTATGGGTGAGGAGTTACGAGATTGGATATAGTTTTTTATACCAGGCAGCCACAACATATCTTATGTTTTGTTCAACAGTATTAACACCGTGTTTGTAATACTGTCCATTAAAAAACAAACCTCTACCCATCTTTGGTTTAAATATAGTGCCCTCTTCAAAATAAGTTTGACCTCCTTCAAAATTGTCATTTAAATAAACAATAGATGATAAAATTGTATGATTTTTTGCCATGTCAAAATGTAAACCTTGTTTTGAACCTATTGGCCATTTTACTATCTCAAACCAATCTATTTCAGCATTAAAATCTTTTGAAGTTTCGTTAAGTTTTAATTTTAAATGATGTACTTTAGGATCATTTTTAAGTAATTCTAAAGGATAAACATCTCTAAATTTTTTTGCAAATTTTTCATTTTCTTTATAAAAATTTATAAGATCGTGGCACTCTACTTGTGATAAAAAATTATCAACAATTATTGTTTTCATATTAAATCTACAGCATTACCTATAATAGGTTTATATCTAGTCTTACCATCTTCTTTATATGCTCTTAATAATTGTTTACGTGGACTCTCAGCAACCCAAGAACAGTGAACCCACCCGCTGTTTGGTTCACCTGGAGTATAGAACTCAAGTATCATTTGATCCCAATCTAAGTTATCTTTGATCCAGTCAAAGACCTCAGCATTGCTCGTGCCCAGACATTCGAAGTCGACCGCCTCAGCTTTGGTATGTTGAGAATTTAATGAACTACCTATCTTTACACACAACTCGGGGCTACGAAAGCAGCTGGTCACCGTTACTCTGCCGAAATGGTCACGTACCGGTTGTAGAATATTTTCACAAAGTAGTTTTAATTTTTCTATTTGATCTGCGTTAGGATTATTATCTATGCCCAGCCTAATAGCTGTGTCTGATTTAATAAGCTCTGCCAAGCTGAAGTTCCGTGTAAGCTTCATTATTTTGTTAATAACATAAATATCATATTGGCCATTCCCATAATTAGCATACCTGCTGATACCAATACAATTTTTTCAAGTCTATTTATTTGTGACTCTATTTTATGTATTTTATCATGAGTTTGCTTTTGCATAATTCTGCAAAGCTTTTCATGATCCTCTATTTTTTGTAATGCGTTTTTTGGCATTATGTTCTACTCGCTATTATTTGTTCTTCTGGAGATAGTAATGCTCTCTCAGTGCTTGTTAAATTTTGCATAATACCTGTAGGTGCTTTTGCAAATAAATTAGGATTAATATTTGGTGTATTTGTAGCTTGTACATTAGATTGTGGAATCATAGATAAATCTATTCTAGGTTCATTTCTATTAAATAAACCTCTTAATTGTGTCACATCTTTTCTTTCCATTTCAGTATCATTCTGTGTTCTTGAAGGCACTGGTGTACCATCATCAGGCAATATAAAAACACTACCACCTAATTTAGCTAATATAACTGCAGCAGCTTTACTACTCATTTTCATCGTACTTAACTTTACTAAATCTGATAAAGCAGCAGGGTTTAACAAAGCATTTGCTATTACTCTATTTGATGCAGCTTGAAAAATTCTTCTACCTGCAGTAAATACCCTACCTGCTAAAGTAAATTGACCTAATCTTGCTCTAATTAAATCTGTTAAAGCACTTCCAACAACTCCTTGTTGTGCTGTAGGTGCAGCTCTACTTGATATTTGAACAGCTCTATTTAAAAGTTCTAAATCTTTTACATATTTATCTCCAAACACTTCTTTTAAAATAGTTTTATAACCTCTTTCTCCTCCCCCTCCATTTAAATATCTATCAAAAGCAGGAGCATCTAATACTCTATCCACACTTAATCTATCAGATCTTTTAAAAATTCTTTCATTTAAATCAGATAAAACATCTCTTTGAAATTTTTTGTATACATCTGGGTTTTTTACTAAAATATTTTTTAAAGTTTTTACCTCACCTACGTTACCAGGTTTATATATCTTATTAAAAATTTCTTGAGGTGATGCATTTAAAAGTCTACCTTCAAAAGATCTGTCTAATTGTTTTTGTACATTTGTAAATAGTTTATTAGTTTTCTCAATATTAGCTTGTAAACCCCCTAATCTTTTTATTTTATTAAATTCAACTTCGTTAAAAAATACTTTTAAAGGTTTTTCATAATCTCTCATAAATGCATTGTGTCTAGTAAGATTAGGTCTACCTTTTTCAAAAACTTTTGTTTTATAAAAATCAAATATAGAATTTTTGTATGCATTTAAAGCTTCTGGAGATTTATTTATAACTTCAAAAACTTCTCGTGCTGCCTTACCATTTCCCACTCCTTTTTTAAAAGTTGTTAAAAAAATGTCTTCATCTGCAATTTTTAAAACATTTCCTACATCTATGCTTGTTAATTTAGATATTATATCGTTATTTAATAATTCTTTGTTACTTCTAACTAAATCATTAAATTTTTGTAATTCGTCTAAGTATGCAGAACCTGCATCTTTTTTAACCTGTTCTGTTATTGCACCTTTAAGAGCTTTTAGCCTACCAACATCTACAGACTCACCAGCTGCTAAACCCAGCTCTTGATTTCTTATTTTATTTCCTAAAGCAGATATTGTTTCTCTTGCATTTTTTAAAGGAATAAAACCTTTAGGGTTTGTTAATTCTTGAATCATATCTGGTTTTAGAATACCTTCAGTGCCTACTGTTTTAATAAAAATTCTTCTATCAGCATCTGTTAACTCATTTATTTTTTTAGCTATTATGTCAGTATTTATAGTTGATAATCCAGCTGCATTATCTAATTCTTTTGCAGCCAG